TTAAGCTTCTTGGTTTAATCTTTTTATAAAGCTAGGATAAGAAATTATGGATTGTAAATTTTTTAATGCTGTTTGTCCAAATACTTCTTCTTTATAAGGATTTAAATATTTGAATAGAGCAGTGTTTTTGTTTAATCCTATATTGTGAATTAAATAGTTCATTATTCTACAGTGTAGTGCAGCTTTGCTAATTTTACAAAGAGACATTATACTGTGGAACGAATTTCCTTCCAATATATAATTAATTAGTTTAGTGTCATTTAAGTATAAAATAGATGCTATTATATTTGCTTCATCTTCAAACGGTAGTATCTCTTTAGGATAATGATCTTCAATATTTAATGATGCAAAAATTTTCATATACTTTTTTGAAGAACAATGAAAATATATGTGGACTAACTCATGTAAAATAGTGAATATCAGACGATGTCTCATCATATCGAAGTTCAAAAATATTTTATAATTATATCCATCAGTTACAGTAAACCCAGAAACCCTTTCTTTAAATGTCGGGTAAATTTTGTAAATTGTGTCGTTGATAAATTTGTAATCTGGATTAATTATCCTGTCGTTATCATCGAAAAATACAATTTCAATATTGAAGTTATTAACAAAATAATCTATAACTTCATGATAAGTTATTTCAGAAATAGGTATGGCTGCCCAATCTGAAATAACTTTTAAAAGAAATAATGCATTTTCTGAATAATTATTGTAATCTTCTGAATCAACATCTCTGTATTCTAACATTTTTTTATTATACATCAGCAACAGTCCTTTTTATTTTTTCTTGTCTCTTTCAAATAAGTCTTTTGCAACAGACATTAATTTATCTAGTGATTCATTGAATTCTTTCTTCTCATCGTCATTCATGCCTGCAGTGTTTTTTCTAAACATAACTATTAATTCATCTTCTTCAGGATCTAAACGCTGCATTTCAGTTGTGTCTCTACCTAGTAAATAATCAGTAGTAACATTAAAATAGTCAGCAACTTCTTGAAGTTTGTCAGAATTAGGTGCACTTTTTTTCCAAGTGTAAAATAGATTTTCTCCATAGCCTAGTTCTAATGCGACTTGCTTTAAATTTTTTCCTCGTTTTTTTGATAGTTCTTTAAGTCTTTCAAATAGAGTCATTTAAGTCACTCCTAATAAGCTTAGAGAAAAAGTACAGAAAACGGTAAAAAATAATTTGACAAAAGTATCGTTTTCGGTTATATTTATCTCGTAAGCAAGAATATTTACAAAATGAAACACTAAATACTACTCATTAAATAGCTCCCCAGCAATTTAAATGTGATTGATATAGGTTTATTTTGTATGTTCATATTGTACTGTAAACAGTACTTTTTTGTCAATGAAATTTGTAAATATTCTTGCTGATTTTATGAAAGAGGTGAGAAAAGTGGGTACGACTTTGAAAAAAGAAGTCGCAGTTATTCTAGCTGTAAAAGGTAAAAATCAAGCGTGGTTAGCAGAAAAGTTAGATATTAACGAAGGTTACCTTTCGCGGATTCTAAATGGAAAGGACAAACCTAAGAAACAAATTGAAAAAATTAGAAAATTTTTAGATGAGGGATAGTTATGAATATTCAGTTTGATTCCATTGGTACGAAAAAATTTTTTGAATGGATAGCAGCAAAGTTATTAGAAATAACACTACCTATTGTCGAAACAAAACTTTCTGAAAAAAATGATGAAGAACTTCTCACAAGAAAAGAAGTATCTAAAAGAATTTTTCGATGCGATGTGAATACATTTGATAAAAACTATAGATATGCAAATGGGTTCCCAAAATTCAATCGTGGAGGGACGGAATTGTATCCAAAGAAATTAGTTGAAAAATGGATTCATGAGAACACTCAATATTAATATGTCGGGCAGGTTATTAAAATATAGAAAGAAAGGAATATGTCAAGTGAATCAATTAATAAAAGTCACAACAAATGACAACAATGAACAGCTAGTAAGCGCTAGAGATTTACATGAGTTTTTAGGTATTAGAAAAAGATTTAGTGCTTGGTGGAAACAATATGAAGAAATGTTTACAAATAATGAAGACTTTAGCTACGTACCTAGAAGTACACAGCAAAATCAATATGGTGGCGTGAAACAAATTGACGACTATGTAGTGAAATTAGATATGGCAAAGCATATTTCAATGTTAACTAAAACAGAAAAAGGAAAAGAAGCTCGTAGATATTTTATTCAGTTAGAAAAGTTTTGGAATAGCCCAGAAATGGTGACTAAACGTGCTCTTGAATTTCAACAGAAGAAAATTGAAAAGTTAGAACTGGAAAATCAAGAATTGAGGCCAAAGGCATTATTTGCTGATGCAGTAAGTGCCAGTGAAACTAGTATTTCAGTTAATGATATGGCAAAAATATTAAAACAAAATGGTTTTGATATTGGACAGAATCGATTGTTTGATTGGTTGAGAAAAAGAGGATATCTAATCAAAAGAAGAGGAACGAGCTTCAATGTACCAACACAAAGATCAATGGAATTAAAAATATTTGAAATTAAAGAAACTACCATCGTTCATTCTAATGGGCAAACTTCTATCAAAAAAACACCAAAAATTACTGGAAAAGGACAAAGATACATTCTCGATAAGTTTTTTGATGAAATTGATAGATTGGGAGTTTAGATATGAAGTGGATAATGTTTCTCGACACAATAATTCTGTTGATTTGTATGATTAAAGCTTTTTATATTCAAGAATTCATTTATGCAACTGTCTTTGGGGTTCTATGGATTGGATTGACAGTATTTTATAGGAGGATAAAGAACGATGAAAGATAAATTATTTAGGAGAAGATTTTCCGCAGTAGGTTTTGGATTTTTAGCTAGCTATTTGTTAGGAAGAGGGGATACAGAACTTTTTAAATCAACTTGTGTATTAGCTATCGTTTTATTTTTATTTTCATTTGACCTTGCTGTGGAAGATGAAAACATAAAAAGAAGAAGAAAACTTAAGGAACTTCAAAGAAGTAGCTCCCGTGGGTGAAAAAGTAGTAACCAAATAAATTGGAGTTGAAAAGTATGAACTATTTCAAAGTTATTAGAAACAGAGAAAAGATAACTCAAAAAGAAATGGCCTCTCTACTATGTGTATCGTATTCTCACTATTCCAAATTAGAAGGTGGATTCGTTAAACCAAGTTTTGATGTAATAGAACGACTTTATAACGTGTTCAAAGATGTAGATACAAATGAATTTTTCAAATAAAAAACCTGTTACGTTCGACACCGCAACAGGTTGCGAAATTTTGAAGCCTACAGATAGTTGTCGACCTACCTCCAACATTTCACTGGTATCGTCGCCCAGCACTGCTGTTGAAATAATTCACTACTCATTTTTATTACGCTAGTCCCTTTAATATCGATAACGCGAAATTAAAGAGGGTCACCAGTTTGACTCATGGAAGAGTGGTTGATATTTCCCTAGCGAAAAAATATCGTCGAGCGTTTGGTTATTGAGACACAGTGTTGTTCAAAAGTTTTGTCATAAGACATCACTCTCCTTATTAGAAGATTGAACAAATTTATTATATCGAACTTTCTTTTAAAAGGAAAGTTACGAAGAAAGCGAGTAGATTTTAATGACTAGAAAAGAAAAATTGCAACAAGGGAAAGCAGAAGCAGATAAGTTTTATAAAGAAATTAAAAATCTTGTGTACATTGCACAACAGAAAGAAAAGCGAGGTATTTAGATGTTTCAAGCAGTAGGTAAAGATAGTTTGGAAATTTATGTAATTGAGGATACTAAAGCATTGGTATTTCAAAAGTTAAAAGAAAAATACCCGTATACAATGTTTGACAAAGGATTATATCCAGAAGCTTTATTTATCCGAGAAACAAAAAAGTGACTTCCGCCGGCAAGCAAAAAGTCACAAAAATATAAAACGATAGGGGAATTATACCATGGAAAACCAAAATAATGAAATGCAACAAATGATTGAAAATTTTACAAAAGAAATGACCGCTAAAGGTTACAGTATTTTGATTAGCGCAGTAAGTAATGATGATGTTGATAATTCAGTAAATGTAAATGTAAAAACAGCAGCTGGAGGAACTCCGAAGGGAATGGGGCATTCTGCTAAAGGAGCCATAGAGCTTATTGAAAATCATATTAAACCAATTGTACAAGCTAATTCAAAGTGTGATTGCCCAAATTGTAATCCAGAAAAATATCGAAAGTTTGATGAAAAACTAAAAAAACGTTTAGACGAAGTGGAGATGGATTTCAGTAGTCCAGAAGGTTTTTTTGAAAGTTTAGCAAAGTCAATGAAGGTGGCAAAAGAATTAGCTAGTGAGGAAATGGCCAATGAAAATCAAGACTGATGACTTAGGAAGAATACACTTGATAGATAATCATTCGCCCTATGGATCGCTGATTTTTGAAAGAGATACTACTAATAATCATGTTGCTATTTATCAGGATAGCGAAGATGAAGAAGTCAGAACAGTATTTGAGAGTTTAGATGAAAGTGCTTATTTTAAGCAAGTTGAATTAATCGAAGGACTAGAAAAAGTTATTTCATTACTGAAAGAAGGGGAATAAATGAACGAGAACAGCGAAAATTTAAAAGAATTGTTTGATGGGATGTATAAGCTAAAAAGCAAATTAATTCAACCAAGATTTGACGCAGAAGTTGCCTATACAACGAAAAAAGGTCCAATGAATTTCCAATATGCAACTCTTAAAGCAATTGAAGAAGCAATTAGAAAAGCTGCGCAAGAATCAGAAAGCGGAATTGATTTTCAACAAAATGTCGTCAATGAGAATAATGCGTTAAAAGTCACAACAATTATTACTCACGTTAGTGGTCAATATATAGTTCATGGACCTTTTGAATTTCCAAACAGCGGGACAAATCCTCAAGAATTAGGAAGTTTAACGACATATGCAAGACGTTACTCTCTTTCTGCAGCGTTTGGAATTGCAGCAGATAAAGACGATGATGGCCAAACAGCAGCTGAAAAGAACAGCGATACTTCAAAAGTTGATTTGATTAGCGGTAAACAGTTAGCAACGTTAAACGATCATATCCGACAACTTTCTGAGTTATCGAATTCTGAACTTGACTATGTGCGGAATGAACTAAGTAAAGAATTGAATGTAGATGCCAATGAAAACATGCCAGCTAGCATGTTCAATAAAGCTATTGGAGTTCTGAAGCAATGGATACAACAATTCCAACCACAACCAGAAGAAAACATTACATGGGGGCAAAGCTAATGACAAACGAATTAACAACAGAATTGCAGTTTAGTGTTGATTTTAAAGCCAGTGAAATTACCATTCAAAACGAAGTGCAGCTAGCTTCAATTGTCGACAGTGCTGTTGAACATTATTCAACAATGATTTTTACAGATGAGAATATTCCCGACGCAAAAAAAGCTAGAGCAGATTTGAAAAAAGTATCTGATTTACTAGAAAACCAACGAAAAAATATAAAAAAAGAATACAGTGAACCTTTAAAAAAATTCGAGGACAAAATAAAAAAATATACTGGAAAAATCAATCTAGTACGCTCAAGCATCGATGAAAATATTAAGTCTTATGAAGAAACCGAACGCAATAAACGAAACGAAAAGCTTCAAGAAGTAATTGCTGAAATGTCTGAAAACTATGGTGTTGATATCAATGAATTTGAAATTTCGGATTCATGGTTAAATAAAACATCTTTCACTGCTAAAGGTGAATTAACCAAAAAAACTATTGAAGAGATCGCAACAGTAATGTATTCAGTAGCAAAGGAAAAAGAGCGTATCAAAAACGATAAGCTCATTGTTGAAAATTATGCTAAGGCAGTTGGCCTTGACTCGTTTTCTTGGGTCGCATTAATCGATAAAGGGTCTACTGCACCAGAACTGATAAAAGAAATTGATTCCGCCGTTGCTTTAAAAAAAGAACAAGAAGAACGTGAAAGAGCAAAAAGAGAACACGACGAAGCCATGGCTGCTTTGAAAACTGAAACAATCAACAATAAAACGGTTGACACTGCGACAGGTGAAATCATCACGGAAAAAGCGCCAAAAACCAGCAAAAAACAACAAGATAAAACAGTTACGTTAAGACTAACAGCAGAGCATCAAAAGTTAGTTGCTCTAAACAATTTTATCATTAATAACGGGATTCAAGTGGAAGTGATTGAATGAACCTGAACAATGTTTATTCTGCTGTTATTAAGAGTTTGAAAAACAACTCAATAACAGCAGTAATAAACGAAGCAATAAATATTGAACGATTAAAAACCATGTATTTTGATTATACAGGGCCAAGAGAAGTTGAAATAAGATTTATTGATCCGAGAAAATTTAGTGTTGCCCAACGTCGATTTATCTTTGCAATGCTAGAGGATATATTCTCTTTCACAGGGCAAGAAACGGAAGTGTTAAAGGAAATGTTCTATCTCAGGTTTGAAGCGTTACAAGGCTATGAAATTAGCCTCAGAAACGACTCAACGAACACAATGGACGATGCAACCATTTTAGCGAACATTATCTTGAATTTCATCTTTGAAAATAATATTCCTTTCAAAAAAGGATACGACATTTTACCAGCAAATCAAGAATATTACTTTTACAAATGTATCACTAACCGAGTTTGTTGCATTTGTGGCAAAACTGGTGCAGATATTGACCATTTCGATAAAGCTCTAGGGCGTAGGAAAAGAAAAAGTGTGGACCACACAGAATACACTTACGCTGGTTTATGTCGATGCCATCACACAGAGAAACACAACATTGGTATTACAGCATTTAAGAAAAAATACCATGTTAAAGGAATTAAATTAAATCAAGACACCATTAAAAAGTTACACATAGGGGGTTAAACAATGGCAGAAATCAGTTGGATAAAACTAAAAACGACCATGTTCGATGATGAAAAAATAAAACTTATCCAATCGATGCCAGAAGCCGATGCAATACTAGTGATTTGGATTCGATTACTAGTATTGGCTGGCAAAACCAATGATGAGGGATTGATCTATATTCAGAGGAACATGCCTTATACTGAAGAAATGTTAGCGACGTTGTTTTCTAAGCCTGTCAATGTTGTTCGTTTGGCTTTAATGACTTTACAGCAATTCAATATGATTGATTTAAACGAAGATGGGTTAATTGCTATTGAAAATTGGGACAAGCACCAAAACATTGAAGGCATGGAAAAAGTACGTTTGAAAAATGCAGAACGAGTTAGAAAACATCGAGAACGCAAGAAACAACAGGCTTTAGAGGATAAAAACAGTGGTAACGTTACATGTAACGTTACAGTAACGGATTGTAACGGTACAGATAAAGATATAGATAAAGAAATAGATATAGATAAAGATAAAAAGAATAGGTCAAAAACATCTTGTAAATATTCTGACGAACATTTACGTCTTGCTGAAAAGTTAAAAAATAATTTAATCAATGATTTTCCAAGTGAAATGAAAAGAGTGAACATTGAAAAATGGGCTGATACGTTCAGGTTAATAGAAGAACGAGATCAACAAACTATTGCAGCAATTGACTATGTTCTTGATTGGTTACCTACAAATTCATTCTGGTTTGGAAACATTAGAAGTGCTTCTAAGCTAAGAGCGCAGTTTGAAAAACTAAAATTTGAAATCAAGAATGAAAAAGAACGGGGCCAACAACGAATGACTTATCAACGTCAAAATGTTAGGACTGAAAGTTTACCAGAATGGGCAAAAGAACCAAATAACCAGCAAGAAGAAAAGCTATCGCCAGAAAAGCAAGCGGAACTGGATAGACAAATAAAAGAGTTCATGGAGGGGAAATAGTGAATGACAAAGTACCCAACACAAGAATTAAAAAACAAAAGAAAAGCTCATGTTTTATTTATGAGTACAGAGGCAATGAAGAATATTTTTGAACTTGGTTATCCTTTCGAATTTTATGAAGCAAGTCACCAGTTTGCGATTCACTCACCGATAGGGGTTATCGATTATTTCGCTACCTCAGGTACTTGGGTTGTTCGCAAAGGACAAGATAGAGGTAAAGGTATACGAAAAATGAAGCAGTACATCAAAAATAAAGTAGGTGATCCCATGGAAAAAGTAAAAGTAGTGAAATGTGCTGGGTATCTGGATAAAGACGGTAACATCACTAATCAAATTAAGCAGGCGATGCATTTTACAGACGATGAATTAGCGAATCTTGCTGCAGAAGTGGCAGGTGGAAAGGTCGTAAATGTTGTAATTCCACCAGAAAGGCCAAAACAATTACTTGAAAAAGTGAGAGAAGAATCATTTCAAGAAAAACCTAAAAAGAAAACCAAGAGCAATCAGTCTTGGATGAATAAGAAATAATTTGTTGTTTTTACGGCGTAATTTAACGACAGTTAAATTCAATAATTAGTTTAGGGTAATTAATCATAAATGATTTAAAACGCCTTAAATCGAAAAATAAAGCGGTAAAATTGTGAGGTAAAAAATATGAAATTAACTAGTGTGACATTTAAGCCGTCTGCTGAACGGTTTCCGCCAATTGTGGCAATAGATTTAGACCAATTAACACCAGATGAATACGTGACACTTAGAAATTTGGGGTATGACACGCAACTTTCTAAGCTTACAAAAAGGACCTTTGAAGAGTTGGAAGGCCATTTGGGAATTCGAGGAGACGTTGCAAAGAAAAATGGATTTTATGTATTAGTTAAATAATCAGAAAGGAGTGGAGTTTGTGGCCACAGTAAAGAATTCTTTACTCCTTTGAAATTATGAAATTAACAACAGAAAAAATAAATGAACTGCTAGGTGTTGATGATGCCTACAAAGCGCCAGAAGCGCTCATGAATATATTGAAAAATAAAGATACAGCTAGAAACCTGTTTGATAACTTTCTAGCCATCGAAACAGATTTAAGCTTCGATTGGTTTCACGAATATTTTCAAGAAGAACATGCTGATCGAAAACAAAAGAAACAAGACTTCACGCCAAACTCAGTTGGAAAAGTGTTGTCATTGATTTTAGACCATTCAGAGTCAACGTTAGATGTTGCTGCTGGCACTGGCGGATTAACGATAAAAAAATGGTGGAATGATGGACAACCAACAAACAACGAGTATCTTTGCGAAGAGCTATCAGATAGAGCAGTACCATTCTTGCTATTCAATTTAATGATTAGGGGCATGAAAGCTCAAGTGATTCACGGTGATAGTCTGAGCGGTGTGACGAAAAAAGTATACAAAATTTCGGATTACGAATTAACAGAAATAAACGAAGAATTAGCAATTGAAAAGGTAGATGCTGTAATTTCGAATCCGCCCTACTCAGCAAAATGGGATGCTAGTCCAACGTTGCTCGATGATCCAAGATTTAGTCATTACGAAAAGTTAGCACCAAAAACAAAAGCAGATTTTGCATTCTTGCTACATGGTTTTTATCGTTTAAAAGATTCAGGAACTATGGCGATTGTCTTGCCACATGGAGTTCTTTTCCGTGGCGCTGCCGAAGGTGTTATTCGTAAAAAATTATTAGAAGATGGCAGTATTGATGCAGTTATTGGATTACCTGCTAACTTATTCTTTGGCACGTCAATACCAACAGTCGTAATTGTTTTAAAGAAAAATAGACAAACACGCGATGTCATGTTTATCGATTCCAGCAAAGAATTTGAAAAAGGCAAAAATCAAAACTCTTTATCAGACGATCATATCAATAAAATTATTAACACATATAAAGAACGAAAAGACATCGAGAAATATGCTCATTTAGCTAGCTATGATGAAATAACAGAAAATGACTTTAACTTGAATATACCAAGATTTGTAGACACATTCGAAGAAGAAGAGCCAATCAATCCATTCGAGTTATTAGCAGATATAAGAAAAACGAATGAAGAGCTAGCTAAAGCAGAAAAAGAACTTGTCTCAATGCTAGATGAGTTAGTCGTTGATACTGATGAATCAAGAGCGTTAATTCAAGCAACAAAAGAGGTGTTCGAAAATGGCTAAAAAATCAAAACAAACAGAAAGAACTTTTGCTAGTTATTATGCTGAATGGATTGCAACTTACAAAGAAGGTGCGATTGCAGAAATATCAGTAGACAAGTATTACCGTGCTTTAGATTTTATTTTACAAACAATACCGTCATTAAAAATAAAGGATTTAGATAGACGTGCCTATCAAAATGTTTTGAATGAGTACGCAAAAACACACGAGCGACAAACAACAATGGATTTCCACCATCAAGTGAAATCATGCATCCAAGACATTTTCCATGATGGGTTGATAGAAAGAGATCCAACGTATAAAGCAGTAATAAAAGGACGTCCACCAGTTCGAAAGAAAAAGAAAAAATTTCTACAGAAAGAAGAACTAAGAAAGCTTATAAGTTCATTGGACTTAAGTCCCGAAATTAGTATTGACTGGTTTATTTTAATTATAGCAAAAACGGGTCTGCGTTACGCAGAAGCATTAGCTTTAACGCCAGCGGATTTTGATTGGTCAGCTCGCACACTAAGAGTAAACAAGACATGGAACTACAAAAGCACCCAAGGCGGCTTTAAGAGTACGAAAACAACGAGTTCAGAAAGAACAATTAGCATAGATTTTCAAATTGTTGGTCAGTTTCAACTAGTGATTAAAGATTTGCCAGCAAATGAACCGATTTTCGTTGAAAAGTTTGAAGATGGTTCTTATAAAAGACAATTCAATTCAACTTACAACCATTTTCTAGTGAGCGAATGCAAACACTTAGGGATAACACCTATCAGCTTACATGGATTACGTCACACGCATGCAAGTGTACTGCTTGCTGCTGGAGTATCAATCCATAGTATTTCTGCTCGTTTAGGCCATGCGAATATAGGTGTTACGCAAGAAACTTATGCACACGTATTGGACGAGTTACAAAGAAAAGACGATGAAAAAATGATGGGCGCATTAATGCAGTTAGCTTAGTGAGGTGAGTGAATATATGGCTAAAAAATGGACAGAGGATGACGACATTTATTTAGAATATTTTGTTTTTGAAGGCGACACTTTAGTAGAAGAAGCTGCTGATTTTTTAGGTAGAAGCTTTGGTGCTGTTTGTACGAGGCTAACAGAATTGAGAAAAAAAGACCCAGAAGTGCGTTATTTAAAGCGTCGTTGGTCTAAAAAAGAAGATGATTTTCTACGTAGAAACTACAGGTCTATATCAACAAATGATTTAGCATTAGCATTAAATAGAACTACTGAAGCAGTTAAATCTAGAAGAGCATTTCTCGGTTTGACTTTGATACGACCAATAACGCCAAGAAAAGAAGAGATACTTGAATTGATTAAGAAAGGTTATTACAGACCACAAATAGCAAAAGCTCTCAATATAGATGAAAAATCACTTAGTAAATTTTTAAAGATAAACAATATATATTGTCCAGCTGTACCTTATGAAAAACGAACAAAAGAAGCAAAAAAATATATTTACAAACAATACAGATAAAAACATATCGCAATCACAGCTAGATGCTGAAAGACGCCTTCGAAAAAATAAATAATAGAAGGAGGTGAGGGGTTTCTTCTCTTACCACCGGGACAGCAAGCAAATAACTCAGCTCAGCTTCTACTTTTATATTTTTGAACAGGCGGTTCCAAGATATAAAAACCTAGAGGGCAGCTAGCGAGCATGCCGGATAGTGTGCCATGACCTAGTCTTTCAGCATCTAGCTGTGATTGCGATATAAGATTCTGTTTAGAAAGCGAGTGAAGAAGATGATTCCAAAGTTTAGAGCTCATATCCGTTTTAAGCATCCAATATAGGGGATTGTTCAGAAAGTCTATGACAACTCGATACTCGGTAAAATAACTGTTGTTCATCGGGAAGACAAGGAAAATATAAGTGATAGTAACAATCAAATGATTATCAGTAAAAAATATGTACTGAACCAAATTAAGACTAAAAAAGTAGAGGAGTTTTTGAACATGAGAAAAAATTACAGATTGATTTACAAACAGTGTTTCATGGGTGAAGAATTGCAGGACACAATTATGAAATACAACAAGACAATTGCTGAGATGGAGCAATCAGTAAATGACTTGTACAGCGATCCTCATGTGTTTAGTGTTCGCTATGAAGAGGTGCAAAATGATACCGAAGTATAGAGCAAGAGATGAACGAGGAAACTGGCATGTTGGACTTCTAACTTTTATGTTTGGTCAATATGCTATCGTAAATGAATCAGATGAAAATACGGTTTATTTGATTGATAAGGAAACTATTGGGCAATCCATTGGATTAAGAGACAAGAACGGAGTTGAAATTTTTGAGGGGGATTTAGTCGAACATGATGACAATATAAATGGCACGTGGGAAACGTTTGAAGCTTGCGAAATTGTTTACGATGTAGACTATGCGCAATTTTGTTTTAAGAACGATGCTAGCAACTTCCTATCATATTACAGAAATTTATGTATTATCGGAAATATACACGAAAATCCAGAATGATTGGAGGGAACAGAATGAGTAAACAAGAACTAGTAGATAAAAACGAAGTATTAAGTATTTGGCATAATTATTGGAAATCAGATAAATTAGCTTATGAAGCAGAGGACGAGTTAAGAGAGCTAAAAACGATAATATGTATTACAGAACTCAACGAAAATCAGCAGATTGTGCTGGATTGGTTGAAAGATCGATTTAATGAAACTGAAATTAAAGCATCTTGTACAGGTTACCTTTGGAAATTACATCAAAGTTATATCGATGATGAAGCTGATGAAGCAGGTATAGCTTATGAAAAACTAAGTTATAAAGAAGAAGCCGAAATGGTACGAGTATTTGCAGAATGGTTTGAACAGGAGAGAAATTAAATGGCTTATGAAAAATTACGCTTTGGTAACAGCGTCAGTAAGTGGAGATATTTATCTTAGTAAAACAAAAGACGGCTTGATGGACATAAATTATCGTCGAGTAATTACAGATGAGGCTATTCAAGCAGTGACAGACTGGTTTTTTGTAAATAAAAGAAAGACAGTCCGATTTAAAGGTATTGATGGCAAAGAGCATAGCTTATTTTATACATCTGATAAAGAAAAAGCAAAAAAAATTCTAGCTATTTTAGAGGAGGAACAACAATGAATAAACAAGAAATGATTGAGAAATGGGAAAGCAAGAAAGGTGCGTCTGCATACAAACTAATCGAATCACCATTAGCATTGACTAAGCGTGAAATTTATGTTGCAGGATATGGTGTTGCTCGAAAGGAAATCCTAGATGATCTAAAACAATTAGACGAACCTAAAAAAGTCGTATTTTCACATGAAGAGAAATTCGTGGCAGATTGGCTTGATGGTTTAAAGGGTAGAATTAGTGATAAAAAACTAAGCTCTGGTGCTGCATTTATGGTATTCGTTGGTCAACAGTTAGAATGCTTATATTATAACGAATATACATTGATAACTGACGATGTTGAGGGTTGGCTTTTACATCCAGAAAATAAAGTAAAACTATTGAATGCGATTGATAACGGCTACGAAGTCGAGAAAGAGCAATTGTATTATGTTTTTGACACGACAACAAAACAATATTTAGGTGTAGATAAAGTTTTAAACAAAGCATTCTGGTTATCGTCTCAGAACAGCGGAGCAAGAACACCGCTAACAGAACAAGAAATCAAATCAATTGATGAACGTTACTGGCCGTTTGCTGTGAAAGTTGATGGTGAATAGATGAAACGCAACTGGAAAAGAGCAATAAATAAATTTAGTGGCATTGCAATAATGATTCTTGTAGCAAAAGCAACCGTGAGCCATTTCGTGTACGGCAATGACATAACAAGTAGTGACCTAGTTTATTTCCTTTCATGCTCGTTTATTTTGGGATTAGGGCTATATTTAGGAGGTTCCAGCGTATGAGTTATCCAGAATTATATATACTGGGACGTCAAGTAGACGGCGTTTATGTTGAGTACCTGCATGGATCAGAGCAAGCCGATTTATTTTTCGATTATACGATTGCTCACGATGAAAGAAATCATATGAATAAAACCAATACAAAAGATGGCGAATGGAAAATTTAAAAATACGGGAGGCCAATTACATTGGAGTTTTAACTTATTGCAACTTTTTTACAATAACTAGCTGATTTTTTGCAAACAAAAAGCCAGCCGACCAATGGCTGACTAATGTGGTAGTTAGCACTTTTCCCAAGTAAAGTGCTAATAGTGCCAACAAATAAGGTTGACATTGTGTCTCTGGTGGAGACAGGAACTATCGATAACTGTTTTCCGCCAGTTATCATAGAAAAGGAGAAATTTATTTCAGAAATAAAATCCCCAAGAAAGTTAATATGATTATATCATGAGTAAATGTATTTGAAAATACTATCTCATAGTACGTATTGTAAAAAGTTTATTTAGTAGAAAATAAAAAAAGCCAGATTGCTCCGGCTGTGAGAAATATTTTCGACATAGTTATTATACCACAAAAGGAGCGATTCCACTTGATTCAATTGCTAAAAGAAGTAGATTTTCGACAAACAAAAGCGAATGCCAGAAATGTGTTGAAGAATTTTAGACGTTTAGAGCGAATAGCTGGTCGCTCTTTGATAGATTTAAAATCACCAATTATTACAGATATGCCTAAAAGCCAAAGTCATGGGAACAAAGCAGAAGATGCGCTAGTACAATTAGCAGATGCAGAAGCAGAAAGAGACGCAATTTTATCTGCGCTTATGGCATTAAGCCTAACTAGCAGACAAATTTTGCATTATAGTTTCTGTGTGCAGGACCATTACTCTAATTACAAAATCGCCAGAGAAGTCGGCTATTCTGAAAGAAGTATTCAACGTATGAAATCAGAAGCTTTGATTGAATTCGCAGAAGCTTACCGAAATGGCAAAATAATTGCCTATAAATAAAATTTTGGCGGTTTTTTGGCGGAAAGTTGGCGGTTTTTATACGAATTTGAGTGATAATATAGTAGTATCGAAAGTCAAAGAAATGGACACATTACACACTTTCTTGTTTAGTCACCGTTCACTTTGTCTTTCGATGGTCACTTGCAGACTTACGTTCTCAATAAAATGAAGTGAGGTGAATAACCTCCTCTTTTTTCTACAGGTTTGCAAGTGACAAATAGTTACTAGAGATGCAGTAACTACCTTATGCAGGATAAAGCATAATAGGCGTGGTTAGACGCGGTATTCTAGCCCAGCATCTGAAGATAAGAACATTAACCAGATCTCTGCGGCAGCTGCTTACGCACGAGAGCAATTCCTAAACTCATAGAGTAGCAGCTAGGTACGTTTAGGATAAACTTAATCAATTGTTTTTGCTGGTGTTTGATTGATTAGTCACTGTGGCGGAAAGGGTAACGCTAATCAGATATAAGAGATCCGTCTCGGTGAGACCGCGTAACGGGTAGGCTGAACGAGATAGCGAGAAACTCTCCCTGAAATTCAGGCACGTATGACGTGTGTTACCTCTATGGCGGAGATACGGTGGATGGAATGAGTTCCCACAGATTCAGCAGGAAGTAAAACGAGGCGTCGTCACACGCCTATCTTATATCGTGCAAGGTTCGAATCCTTGCCAGTGACATAATCATTTTAGCCGTGAAAGTCTGCGAAAGCTACGTCCTGCAAAGGCTCAATGGATAAGTAACTTTAAAGCAGGTCATATCAAATTGAACACAGTTAAAGACTTGAAAGACTTGATTGAAATAGAAAGTCATTTGAAAGAACTATGATTTTAAATATAGAAAACAAAACTCAATTAATAAGTATCGTGAGGTGGTGTTTTATGTCGCATGGATAAAAAGGAACAAGCAAAGAAATATTATGAGGATGGCTGGAAGTACAAAGACATTTCAGAAAAACTTTCTGTTCCTCTTAACACATTGAAGTCGTGGCGAAAGCGTGACAGTTGGCAAAGAGGGGGTGCAACCAAAGAGGTGCAACCTGCAAATAGGGGTGCACCCCAAGGTAATAAAAATGCCATAGGAAACAAAGGCAATAAGAATGCCTCTGCCCCTAAACAAAATAAAAACGCTGTAAAGACTGGTGAATTTGAAACTATATTCGCTGACTTACTTTCAGATGAAGAAAAGGACATCTATTCTACAATGAATGATGATCCTTTTTTTATTTTGAATGATGAAATTCGCCTGCTTAAAGTTCGCCAGTTTAGAATGATGAAACGTATTAAAGAGGCTGAGAAAGGCTTAACCGATGAAGAAGTTGAACGACTGCAACAGTTGCGAAAAGTCAAAGAACCATCTTCGATTGGCGGAAAAGTTGTCACTGTCAAGAGAGAAGTTTTAAAAGATGTGCAAATAACTCGTAAGACATTTAGAAAGTTAGATGACATCTTAGCGATTGAAGATGCTTTAACTCGTGTTAGTAATCAATTAACTAGAGCTATCAAGCAATTAAATGAATTGTCATTGAGCCAAGATAAAAAAGTATTATTTGGACGTCAAACTGAAAAACTTGATGCAGAAATCCGTCGCCTTAAAATTCAAAATGGGGACACTAGTCCTGAAGAACTTGGGGATGATGGTTTCATGGATGCTATAAATAATATAGTGACTGATAGCGAGGTGTGGGACGATGACAATATCGAAACGTAAGACATCTGTTGTCTTTAAGTTCACACCATTCTCTAAAAAGCAGAAGCAGGTACTTTCGTGGTGGAAACACCCCAAGTATAAAGACAAAGAGGCTATTATTTGTGATGGTTCTGTTCGTGCTGGTAAAACAGTCATTATGTCGCTGTCTTACATCTTTTGGGCAATGGAAAGCTATGATGAAGAGCAATTCGGAATGGCTGGTAAAACAATTGGTTCATTAAGGCGTAACGTTATACGACCATTAAAAAAGATGCTTAGAGGTCGTGGCTATGCTGTTAAAGACAATAGAACAGACAATATCCTTGAAATAACTAAAAATAATAAAACAAATTATTTCTTTTTATTTGGCGGTAAAGATGAAGCTTCGCAAGATTTAGTGCAAGGTTTAACTGCAGCTGGGTTTTTCTTTGATGAAGTGGCTCTTATGCCACAATCATTTGTTAATCAAGCCACAGCTCGTTTATCCGTAGATGGCGCTAAATCATGGTTCAACTGCAACCCTGCTGGACCTCATCATTGGTTCAAACTTGAATGGTTAGACAAGCTAACAGAAAAGCATGCTATCCGTATTCATTTTACGATGGAAGATAATCCGTCATTAAGTGAAAGAGTTATTGATAGGTATAAGCGAATGTATTCAGGGGTGTTCTATGACCGATATATTCGTGGCCTTTGGGTTTTATCTGAAGGTATCATCTTCGATAATTTTGATAAAGCCACTATGGTTATTGATTTGCCCCATGAAACGATTTACAAGCAAAACTATGTCAGTGTCGATTATGGTACACAGAATGCAACAGTATTTAAATTGTGGAGTTTGCCCATCGATGAAACAGGTAATGATATGCCTTTCTGGTATTGTCGTGATGAATTCTATTATTCAGGGCGTGAAAGTAGTAAGCAGAAAACAGATGCACAGTTTGTTGAAGAAATGGAAAAGTTTTTTTCAATAAACAATTTAAGTAAAAAGAAAACAAAAATATTACTTGATCCATCTGCTGCATCTTTCAAAGCAGCTCTTAAACAATCTGGTTTTATAGTTAAATCTGCTAAAAATAATGTTTTAGATGGTATCAGAACAATGTTGTCAAACATGGATAACCAGCGTGTGAAATGGTCATCTAAGTGTAAACACACATTCATCGAGTTCGGCTCTTATATTTGGGACGAAAAAGCAGCTGACCGAGGCGAAGACAAACCGATAAAAGAGCATGACCATTGCATGGATGCTGATAGATATTTTATTTATACAATCTTGAAAAGTAGGAAAGGAGGCGTTTCTGTTTGGAAATAGAAGCAGTGAAAAAAATCATCAAACAGCAAGCACGAGGTTACTCCTCCAAAATCGCTAAAATTCGTAAGAGTGAACTCTACTATGAAAATAAAAATGACATCTTGCGTAAGAGAAATGTTGCTGATCGTAGCAAAGAAAAAGATAGCACTGATAATCCATTAAGAAATGCGGATAATCGTGTTAGTATGCCCTGGCATCAGTTACTAGTGGATCAAAAAGCAGCGTACACTATGACAGTGCCACCAACGTTTGATTTAGGAAAAGAAGAGGAATCAAAAGAAACGAACCGTAAAATAGTTGCAATTCTAGGTGACCATTATCCGAAAGTGGCCAAAGATTTATGTATTAATGCTTCCAATGCTGGGATAGCTTGGTTGCATGTGTGGAAGGATGCTGACCATAAAAACTTCTTTAGGTATGCTGTTGTTGACTCTAAACAAATCATTCCGGTTTATTCAAAACGACTAACCAACAAATTAGAAGGTTTGTTGCGTGTTTATGAAGATTATGACGAACAAGGTGAAACTATAATTATTTATGAATATTGGAATGAAAAAGAGTGTAGCGTGTTCAAGAAAAAGAAGAAAGATGACTATGACAGCATCTCAGAACATAACATTTATAATCTTTACGATGTAGGTACTGGTGAAGTTATTGATAGCACTAATATTTATGAACATGATTGGGATAAAGTTCCTTTCATTCCTTTTAGAAACAATCCGTCCGAAACATCTGACCTTCAAAAATACAAGAAATTAGTAGATGTATATGACAAGGTGTACTCGGGATTTGTTAACGATTTAGATGACATTCAAGAAATTATTTTCGTATTAACCAATTATGGAGGTCAAGACAAGCAAGAATTCCTTGACGACCTAAAAAAATATAAAATGGTTAAAGTTGATGATGACGGCGACGGGGAAAAGAGCGGTGTTGATACATTAGCAATTGAGATTCCTGTTGAAGCACGCACAAAAATTCTTGAAACAACAAGAGAGCTAATTTTCTTACACGGCCAAGGCGTTGATCCACAGAAAAATATTGGCCAAAATAATTCAGGTTCAGCATTAGAGTACATGTATTCATTATTGGAACTGAAAGCTTCTATGCTTGAAACTGAATTTAGTTTAGGTTTTGCTGAATTAGTCCGCTTCATACTTAAATATTTAGAGCATAATGAAGATGATAAAATCGAACAAAAATGGACCAGAACTTCCATCAAAGATGATGCTAAAATGGCTGAAATCATTTCTAAATTGGCACCAAACACATCTAAAGAAGCGATTGCCAAAAACAATCCTCTAGTGGAGGATTGGGAGGAAGAAGTAGCCAATTTATCAAATGAATTGACAGATGATTATAGGGCAGAAGATGACTATCGCACCAAAGATGTGAACGAAGATGAGTAATTTATCTTACTGGCAAAAACGTCTGTTACAGATTGCTGTTGAACGCGACCAGGACGACAATAAGTACATCAGAGAAATGGAACAGCGCTATGATTTATTAGCAAAGTCATTGAAGAAAAATATTGATGATTGGGTTGCTAGATATGCAAATGAGCATAGAATTTCTTTTGATGAAGCAAATGCAGTTTTAGCTAAAGACGAGTTGAAAAACTGGAAGATGTCCTTGTCTGAATTTAAACGTAAAGCTATTAAGGGCGGTTATCTTCAAGAATTAAATGAAGAGTATTTTCGTTCTCGTGTAAGTCGTGCTGAACAGTTGCAAAGACAACTTTATTTTCAATTAGCAGAACAAGCTAACAATGAATCTAGTGAAATGTCTTCGCATTTAATGAAGCAATTAGATTCAATGTTTTTGAAGACAGTCTATGAAATTACCGATAGAGGCCAAGTTCCTGTTCAGTTCGCTAGTTATAACACCAGAGCTTTGAAAGTCGCTATTAACAAGCCTTGGATGGGTTCAAATTTTTCTAAAAGAATATGGCGCAACCATCTCAAGGTATTACCTGAAAAATTAGCTCGGTCTATGTCTATCGGTATTATTAATGGTTGGTCTACTGATAAAATAGTTGATGATATGATGAAGGGGATCGATAAGCAGTTACGCAACAGAATGATTTCACTTGTACAAACTGAATCGGCTCACATTGCTGAGGTTGCAACTGATAAAGCGATGAAAGAAACAGGTGTTCAAGAGTGGGAATGGTTAGCAACTCTTGAAGTTCACACTTGTTCTATTTGTGCTAGTTTAGATGGTAAGATATTTTCTGTAGATGATAAGTCGGCACCTATATGTCCTGCTCATCCTAATTGTAGATGTACAAAAATCCCAGTTATAGTCGGGTGGAACTCTTCAAAGCGTTGGCAAAGAAATCCAGAATCTGGTTTAGGGGAAGTCAAAAAGCATCAATCATTTAAAGAATGGAAAAAACTATTAAAGGATAAATTTAATGTAGTTTAATATGTACTAAATCGGTTATGAATAAATGCCATTTTTACTATCAAAAATGAGGTGAAATTATGTGTGAAGATAAATATGACCATTTAGATGCAGACTATGAGGAATATTTGAGTAGATTACATGATGATACGAGGAGAAAAACAATGGAATTTTTTAAAACAGTTAATATTTTAGGAACAGATTATAAAATTTATAAAGAAACAACAGAAGCTGATAAGCCTTTCATGAAAGGTGCAGACGGAATAACTGACTATACTACTAAAGAAATTTTTATATCTGTTTTAGATGATGGAGATCCTAATAACTTTCAGAAGATGGAGGTATATGAAAATAGAACTATTCGTCATGAAATCGTACATGCCATTTTATTTGAATCTGGATTAGACCATAACGCTGACTGGCCAAGAAATGAGGAAATAGTTGACTGGATTGCTATTCAATTCCCAAAACTCAAAGATATATTTGAATCAATAAATGTTTAGCTACTTTCTAGTGGCTTTTTTTGTTCCCTTAGACCTGCCGTATGTCTCTAAAAGACGGACTCAAAGCGGGAGTTGCCGCTCTAAAAACACTTAGGAGGAATTTATTATGAAAAAAGAAGATTTAATTGAGCAAGGATTAACTGAAGACCAAGCTAAATTTGTAATGGCCGAGCATGGGAAAACAGTTACAACTTTGAATAGTCAAATCACAACGTTACAACAGTCAGAAACAGAGTTAAAGAATCAAGTCAACAAACGTGACGCTGATCTGAAAAAAATTCAGAAAGATAACTCTGATAATGATGCATTGAAGCAACAAATTAAAGACTTACAGAAGGAAAATTCAGATCAAGAAGCGAAGTATCAAGAGCAGTTAGTTGCTCTTCAAAAAACAACAGCATTAAATGCTTTGTTGTCTGAATCAAAAGCGAAAAATCCTAAAGCAGTTGCTGCCTTGCTAGATAATGAAAAAATTATCTTTAAAGACGGTGAACTTTCAGGCGTTAAAGAACAAATTGAAGAACTTAAAAAGTCGGACGCTTATTTATTTGATTTAGGTACAAAACCTTCTAGTTATAATCCAGCGGCTGGAAAAACTAGCTTCGGTACAGATGATTTTACAATTGCTGCTAAAGAAAAAGGCTTCAACATGACTGAATTTTTAAAATCTAAAACAGAGGAGAATGAATAAGAATGAACAATGAAATCACACAATTACTTGATGTCATCACACCTGAAATTTTTAACCAGTACATGGATATCCACACCAAAGAAAAATCAGCTTTAGTGCAGTCAGGTGTCGCTGTCGCAGACGAACGAGTATCACAAAATATTACATCAGGCGGGTTGCTAGTTAATATGCCTTTCTGGAATGACTTAACTGGTGATGATGAAGTACTAGGTGACGGAGACAAGGCACTTAAAACTGGTAAAATCACAGCAGGCGCAGATATTGCAGCTGTTCTTTATCGTGGACGTGGTTGGTCTGTAAATGAATTAGCTGCAGTTATTTCGGGTGATGATCCAATGGGTGCCTTAATGGGGAAAATTGGTAATTACTGGTTACGACGTGAGCAACAAATTTTAATTTCTGTATTGAATGGTTTGTTCGCTCAATCAACTGGAACTGGGGAAACAGCAACTCCAGCAGGTCAATTAGTGGCTACACATTTAAATGACCAAAAAACTAAAGCAGTAGATTCACTAATGTTACTTGACACTAAACAACTTTTAGGTGACGCTGCAGAACAATTATCATTATTGATTATGCACTCTGCAATCTATACTAGCTTACAAAAATTAGATTTAATTGACTTTATTACGCCGTCTGACGGTGGTCAACGTATTCCAATTTACCAAGGGTATCAAGTTGTTGTGGATGATGGTGTTCCAGTAACAGGAACGACACCAGCTAACAAAGTTTACACAACTTACTTGTTTGCTGCTGGTTCTATTGGTCGTAACTCAGGCAATCCAACACAGTTAACTACTTTTGAAACGGCTCGAGAAGCTGCCAAAGGAAATGACCAAGTGTTCACTCGTCGAGCTATCACAATGCACCCTTATGGAATCAAGTGGACTGATAATTTACGTGAGGAAGGGAACATCACACCAACCAACGTAGATTTAGCCAATCCGTCAAACTGGAAAAAAGTATATGAAGATAAAGCATTAGGAATTGTGGCATTAAATTGTAAAGCTTTAGTGTAGGTGGTTGTTATGGACGAACTAAAAAAACGTCTTCTTGAAAAACTAAAAAAAGCAAAAGGCATCTCAAATGAAGTGACTTCATCTGATGATGTCTTTTCTTTTGCAATTGAAACAGCAATCTATGATGTGCTTAATTATTGCCATTTTTCTATCGAAGAGTGGCCAAAAGAGATTGATAACACAGTTATCTTGATGGTCATTGACTTACTCAATGAAACGTCATTAACTTTGAACGCTTCTGAAACAGAAGGTGAAGTCAAGTCATTGACTGAAGGTGATTTTTCTATAAGTAAAGAAACGAAAGCAGAAGCTTATCAAAAAATTATGAGTGCCCCTAGCTTTTCAAAAAATTATAAAAGAACACTTAATAATTTTCGACGATTAAAGAGGTGATTCTATGGGGATTTATGACTTAGCCAAGAAAGAGTTTGAAAAACACTATGATAGCTTATTGACCATTCAAGAAAACAAACCTAAGAAACAAGGAGCTATAACAAAACCAGTGTGGCAAACTATTGTTGAGAATGAACCTTGTAGAATCAGTCAAAAACAGTTGAATCCAAGTACTTCTGGAGATACAACAAATGAAAATTATCTTACTACTTTGTTTTGTAGTCCAAGTGTTGATGTAAAGGCAGGTAGTCGTATTTTAATTACTGACATACATGGTGTTACCAAAAAATATAAACGCTCATCAGAAGGATTCTCTAGTTATCATACACATCAAGAAGTAGTCATAGTAAGGGATGTGGTTGTTTGAGTAATGATGGTTTCTACTATGAAGAATTTCTTGAATTTGCTCAAAATTTCCATAAAACGTTGCAAGAAGAAAACTTTATTTTCGATGTAATGAATCAATTAGGGAACATAATGATACGTGAAGTGAAACAAAGAACGCCTGTTGGTAAATATGACGGCAAGGTTTTCTTTGTTAGTGATGGAAAACTTTTGGTTTTTGATGGCGGAGGAACAACCAAGACTGGAGGAACTCTTCGTCGTAATTGGATTCTTGAAAGTGTAACTAAAGAAGGTGACAGCTATGTTGTTACTATTTCAAACAACACTGAATATGCTTCATTTGTTGAAGAAGGGCATAGAAAAGCTACAGGTAGTGGCTGGGTAGAAGGCCAATTTTTCATGAAGCTAACCATGGAAGATGTAATGAATCAATTACCTAAAATTGTTGGTCCAGCATTTGAAGATTATTTGAGGAGGTTTGGTTTTGATTGATGTAACCTTAAATATTGCTAACCAGTTAGCTGAAATTGTTCCAGATGCAATCATCTATCGGGAACAGCAAGAACAATCATTTGAAGAGCCTTCTTTTTATATTTATGAAATTCAAAGTAATTCAAAAGATGAACTCATGGATTATCAAATGCGTTCACACCTTTATTGTGTTGTTTGGTTTCCAGATTCTTCTCTTGATGATCCAGGAGTTAAGGAACAATGTGAAAACATGCGTCAGAAGCTGTTAGACGAATTCTCTTTCATTGATGGTTTACAAGTTAAAGTATTAAATAAAGAAGCTAAAATCAACGAAAATACGCTGAATTTAACTTTTAAAATACGTTATCGAGTAACCAAACCACAAGAAAATAATCAGCTTAAAGAATTACAAACAAATGGAGGGCTAAAAAATGGTTAAGCAAGAAGTTAAGAAAGCTAAAACAGAAAATAAACCAGCTGTTTTCGCTGTAGAGGATATTTTAACCTCTGAAAGTTTTAACAAAGTAGAAAAAGACTTCTTGAATGCTTTTTTAGATAAATCTAAAAAATATAGCATTGAAGAAGCGAAAGGAATTTTAACTAAAAAATTAAAAGGAGCTGTTAAGTAATGGCAGGTGGAACATGGCAAAAACAAAATAAAGTTCGTCCAGGTGCGTATATCAATGTGAAGTCAACAGGGCAAGTAAAAGTAACGGAATCATCAAAAGGTGTCGTTACTTTACCATTGGTATTAGATTTTGGACCCGATAAAGTGATTAAAATTGAAAATGAAAAAGATGCTGCGGTTTTAGGATATGAACTGTCTGATCCTAAATTATTATTAGTTAAAGAAGCCTTGAAACAAGCAAAAACCGTTTTGGTTTATTGTGTTGGCGGTGGAACTAAAGCTACCGCAAAAGAAGGCGGTCTTACTATTACAGCTGTTAATCCTGGTAGCCGTGGAAATCAGATTAATGTTGTTTCCAAAGAAAAAGTAGATGAAGAAGGCACATTTGAAGTATCTACATTTATTGAAGGACAGCCATCTGAAGTTCAAAAAGTAAAAAATATTGAAGAATTAGAAGCAACTAATTTAGTTTCATTTTCTGGGAAAGGTGCATTAACGGCATTTTCAGTTCGTTTATCTGGTGGTACAGACACAACTGCTACAGCGGAAGATTATGCTACGTATTTTGAGAAAATCCAAGTCTATGATTTTAATACAATGGCATTACCAGTTGAAGATGAATCAGTAAAAATTGCAGCGGCTTCTTTCGTTAAACGTTTACGAGATGAAGAAGGTAAAAAATGCCAGTTAGTTGTTGCAAATTATGATGCAGATCATGAATCTGTAATTAACGTTAAAAATGGCGTTATTTTAGAAGATGGGACAGTGATTTCTAAAGAACAAGCAACAGCTTGGGTTGCAGGGGCAACTGCAGGTGCAGGCGTGGCCACTTCTTTAACTTATAAAAAATACGATGGTGCTGTAGATGTCACAGAACGGTTCTTAAATACCGAGATTATTGAATCTTTACAAAAAGGTGAATTCATTTTTATTGAAAAACGTGGTGAAGTTGTGATTGAAAAAGATATTAACTCATTACACACGTTCGAACCTGAAAAAGGGAAAGAATTTGCTAAAAACCGTGTTTTACGTGTCTTAGATGATATTGCAAATACAACTAAACAAGCTTTTGAAGATAATTTCATTGGTAAAGTAAATAGTGATAAAGATGGTCGGGAAATGTTCAAGGCTAACCGTATTGCTTATTTTGATTCATTACAAGCAGCAGGAGCAATCACTGACTTCAAAGCAGATGATGTCGAAGTCATTGAAGGTAATGAACGTGATTCTATTGTATTGAATGTAGCAATTCAACCAGTAGATGCTTTAGAAAAACTATATATGACAGTACAAGTTGTCTAAAAATTGTTAGGAGGAAATTAGAATGAGCTTTTTAAATGCAGGAGATGTAATTTCAGGTCGTGAAGGTACGGCTTTCATGACTATTGACGGTCGAAATGTACCAATGTTTTTCCTTAAAAATATTGAAGCCACTGTAGAATTAGTTAAAACCGAGGTTCCAGTGTTAGGGAAACGAATGAATCAGCAAAAAGTTACTGGAGCTAACGGTACTGGCTCTATGACGATTCACAAAGTAACAAGTGAATTTGCGCAAATCGGAATTAACTATTTAAAATCAGGTAAGATTCCAATGATTACAATTAAAGTAACGAATGAAGATCCAGCTTCTACTATTGGCCGTCAGTCAACGTTGTTAAAAGATGTGATTTTTGATTCAGTAGTAATTGCAAAATTAGATATTGAATCCGAAACGTTAGATGAAGATGTTGATTTCACCTTTGCTGATGCAGATTTATTAGACATGTTTACTACACCAAAATTAGGATAAAAACTAACGGCTGTCTTACTACAAGATAGCCGTTTTTATTAAATACAAATTTGGAGGAATTTATAATGAATATCAAAGATTTTATGTTGGAAGTAACTGGAGAAGAAAAAGAAGTTAAATTGGAACGCTTTAAAACACCATTTGTTTTAGAATCAATTTCAGAAACAGAAAATGACCGTGTTAAGAAAAATGCCACAACTACTCGACGTAGTAAATCTGGAAATTTAGTAAAAGACCTTGATACAGATAAATACGGAGCTTTATTGTTAGCACGTTGCATTAAGTCACCAGACTTAAATAATGCTGAACTCCAAGCCTTTTATGGAACAGAAGGAGATGCGCCAGCAACGTTGAAAGCTATGTTATTAGCTGGTGAGTATGCCACATTAACAAAAGAAGTTTTAGAATTAAATGGATTTAACGAAGATGAAGAAACACTTGTTGAAGATGTAAAAAAATAATGCAAGATGGTAGTTCTGGTGAGTTTTGGTATGCGTATCATGCATACCATGCTAACGGAATGCTACCGTCCACGTTTTCTTTATTACCAAAAAAAGAAAAGGCTATGCTGATGGCATTTATTGACATGAAGGCAGAAGCTGAAGAAAAAGAAGCAAAGAAGATTAAAACTAAAACGAGGAGACGGTGATTAGATGGCGTCGTTAGAATCTAGTTTACGCTTACGCGACCAATTCACCAATGTTCTCAGTAAAATAGATAATAGTCTTAAAAAGACAACTCAATCTATGGAAGATTTTAAACAAAAAACAACAGGACCTGCCCAGGCTTTAAGTAAATTAGGTTCAATCGCACAAGCTTCTGTAAGCAAATTGAATTCTGGTTTAAGAACAGGACTTACTGCAGCTACAAATGTTGTGAAATCTTCGATTGAAAGAATTTTATCTGTTTTTGGGAACTTCGGGAATCAGATTTCGCAAAAGCTTAATTTACAAGGATTTACTTCAAAAATTGGTGCTGCATTTAGTGGTGTAAAAAGTAAAATTACGGCTATGTCCTCTGCAGTTGGTGGGGCAATGTCGACAATGAAAGGGAAGATATCTGCTGGTTTTTCTGGTGTGGTATCTGCTGTTTCATCGGGAACTAAAAAAATTGGTGGATTTCTAAAACAATCTGGTAATGCCTTTAAAGAATACGGCAATGATGTTAAGAATTCGTTGGATAAAATTAAAAGTTCAGCGACATCAGCTACTAGTGGTTTTAAGTCTATGGTTGCAGCAATTGGGGTAACTAAAGCGATTGGTGCAGGTATTAATGTTGTTAAAAGTTCCATGGATGGAGCTATTAATCGTTTTGATACATTAAACCAATTCCCTAAAATGATGCAGGCTATTGGGTTTTCTTTTGAAGATGCTGCAAAATCTAAAGATGCCTTAGTAACTGGTATTGATGGATTACCAACTACACTAGGTGATGTTGTAAGTACAACACAACGTATTGCCACACTAACTCGTGATTTAGATGGCGCTACCAAAACTACTATTTCATTGAACAATGCTTTCTTAGCTTCGGGTTCATCTTCAGAAGATGCTTCACGTGGTTTAGAGCAATACGTTCAAATGTTGTCACGTGGTGAAGTAGATATGCAATCTTGGCGCTCATTACAGGAGACAATGGGACCAGCTTTGTATGATCTTGCAACAGCATTTGGTTTTGCAGGTAAAACGGCACAAAATGATTTGTATGATGCTTTAAAAGAAGGCACCATCACATTTGACCAATTCAATGATAAATTAATTGAGTTTTACAACACAGGAACCGATGGGGCAAAACGTGCTTTAATTGGTTCTGAAGGTATTAAAACAAGTTTCAAAAATATCAGAACCGCTGTAACAAATGGAGTGGAAGGTTCTATCAGAAAAATTGACTCACTTGTTGAAAAAATTTCTGGTAAAAATATTGCACAACAATTTGACGGTATTAAACAAAAAGTAAAAGACGTATTCACGGCTATTAACGGAAATGACCAACAAGCTGGGTGGTTAGATAAATTACCTGGTTTAGTACAAAAAGTAACACCGTACGTCGATGTTCTAAAAAATTCGTTTAAAGATATGAAACAACCAATATCCGATGCATTTGGTGCTGTTAAAAAAAGTCTGGCCAAATTAACAGGCAGTTTTGGCAGTGAAAAAAGTGTAGCAGGGTTTAAAGGATTCATGGACACTATTACTGAATCAGTTTCTAAGTTGGCTGGGTTTGTTGAAAAACATTCTGATTCAATAGCTAAACTAATTTCAATGTTACCTAAATTAGCATTAGCATTTGCAGGATTTAAAATTGGAAAAGGGATACTTTCTCCTTTATTTGGATTTAGTTCAGCTATTTTAGGAATAACAAAAGCAACTGGAAAATTGGGTGGGAATCTCGGAAAAGCATTTTTCGGATTATTTAAGAAAATGCCTAAAAAAACCCCTAATAGTCCTTTTTCTGATCCTAAAGGAAAAGGGAATCCATTGAGCCCGCTCAAAACTTTTTTAGATACGATGAATGGTTTTGCCAAAGGAGCTTCTGGTATTGCCTTGGCATTTGGTGTCATCAAATTAATTCAGCATGGTGCACAAGCATTAAAAGAAGTGAATGAAAAGGTGCCAGATGATTTATCATCTATGGGCAAGAAGTTTGCAAACATGGGTATTGCTTTATCTGGTATGAGTATTCTTGTTAATTCACTGGGGAAAATGGCCTCTAGAAATCCAAGAAAAGCAATTGCTGGTTTAGCATTTATGACCGCTATTTCAGGGGAATTAATGTTAGCAGCCGAAGCAATGAAACAAATCTCAAATAAAGTGCCAGATGATATTGGCAAGTTTTCTTCTAAAATGGCTAATATGGGTATTGCCCTAAGTAGCTTATCTGTTTTAACAGGGATTGCAGGTTTAATTGCTTCAAAAAATCCTAAGGCTGCAATTTCTGGGTTAATGTTTATAGCTGCAATTTCAGGAGAACTTATGCTTGCAGCCGAAGCAATGGATAAAATAAATGAAAAAGTTCCAAATAACATAGATAGTTTTGCTCCTAAGATGGCCAACATGGGTATTGCTTTAAGTGGTATGTCTGTGCTGGTTGGTATTGTTGGAAAATTATCATCTATGAATCCAACAGCCGCAATTGCTGGTTTATTAGTTGTTGCTACTATTTCAGGAGAATTAATGTTAGCTGCGGAAGCAATGAAACAAGTTAATGATAAAATTCCTGATGATATTGGCAATTTTTCATCTAAAGTAGCTAATATGTCTATTGCTATTGGTGCTATGAGTGGATTAATAGCTGTTGTTGGCGGTCTAGTTGCCACTGGTATTGGTGGTGCAGTAGCAATTGGGGGATTAGCTACAATTGCAGCCGTTGCTTTTGAGCTAATGCTAGTATCTGAAGCTATCCAACAAATGAACGATAAAGTACCAGATGATTTTTCTTCGGTTAAAACAAAAATTGATAGTATTACAGAAGTCATTGGTTATTTTACCAATGCTAATTTAGGTAATTTATTTAGTCTTTTTGAAAATACAGTAGGAGCATTAAATACCGCAGTTGTTGTTATTGGAATTGGTAAATTGGTAGAAGTTGCAAATGCTTTAAATGGACTTAATGATATTCAACTTCCAACCGGTGTTGAAACGAAAATTAATGAATTGAAAAAGACAATGGACTCCATAAAAAGCGCAAATCTAAAAGATTTAATTAATACAGCCCTCAGTGGTATCAATTTTGGATTAGCAATAACGGCATTTAGGAAACTAGGCGAAGTAGGTAAGGAAGTAAGTAAATTAAGTGCGATTTCTATTGATTCTACTACAGCTGTCGCTAATGTGAACAAAGTTAAGGATTTGATCAAGAAAATTGGTGATGGCGACGAAAGCTTATTTGGGAAAATAAAAAATATTATTGGGAAATCTTTTGATAGTGGCTCATTTGATAAAGCTAATGAGTGCTTTAAAAATATAGTTTCAATCGCAAATAGTGCCTCCCAGCTATCAATGATCCCTGTAGATGTTGATATAGCTAAAACTAAGATAGAAAACATAAATAATCTTATTGAAAAATTAGATGGCGGGAACCTAGGGAAAGTAATTGGTTCTATGATAAAAGCGGCTGAGTTACAAAAGGTTAAAGGTGCTTTAGATGCTATGGTATCTTTGATTGGTCCAATTAATATCATAGGAAACACAGATATGTTTCCAGTCTCAGCGGGTCGAAAAATTGAAGATATTGGCGATATGATAGAAAAATTAGGCGCTCCTAGTTTGGTTAAATATATTGGTTCAATGATTAAGCAGGCAGAGCTTGTTGAAGTCAAAGGTTCATTAGATGCAATTGTTCAATTGGTTGGACCCATTAACCAAATTGCTCAAGCTGATATTCAACCGCTAACGGCGGCTACAAAAATTGAAGGTATTAGCTTAGTTATAGAAGCGTTAGGAACTTCAAATATCGTTGAATACTTCGGTACTATGTTGAAAGGGCCTCAGTTGGGAGAAGTGAAAAATGCTTTAACTGCCTTGATTGAAATAGTTGGTCCATTAAATCAATTTGCTAGTCAGGAGCTTAAAGCATCTGAAGCAATCAATAAAGTAACTGAAATAGCTTCTGTTGTAGAAGCTATTGGCAATGCTTCTTTGTTAGATTTGGCTCAAGGTAAAATAAATACAAAGGGAATCAATGTCATAAGGGAAACAATATCTAAAATGTCAGAGGTTAGAGATGCGATAAATAACTTTGCGTCTGTAGCTGTAAACGTTGAAGCTGTGAAGAATGCTGTTGAACAAATTAAAGAGGTTGTTACAAAACTAAATGAGATGCCTGAAGTAACTGGTGTTCCAGGTATGCAAGCAATGATTAGTACGTTTAACCAATTGGCTTCTGAATTGCAAAGTTTTATTGGTGTTGCACAAGTTAGCATTTCAGGATTAATGTCTGTATCTACAGCATTTAATGCAAGTATGCAGATTATACAGACCAGCGTTCAAGTAGCAATGAACGCCGTGAAAATGGCGGCTGTTACTGGAATGGCTGCATTTACAGCTGCTATCACGACAGGAATGGCAAGCGCAGCTGCTGCTGCAAGTTCAGGTGTTGGACAAATAGTATCAGCTTTTAACGTGTTGCAATCACAGCTATATTCTGCTGGCTCATTTGCTATGGCAGGATTAACTAATGGTATTAATGCAGGGGCTGCTTCTGCTATTGCAGCAGCTGAATCAGTAGCGAATAGAGTTGCATCTACTGTTAAAAAAGCTTTAGATATTCATAGTCCTTCAAGAGTAGCATTTGCGTTAGGTGATTTCTTCTCGCAAGGTTTAGCGGGTGGTATCTTATCAGCTGTATCGTTAGTTGAAAATGCAAGTAATACATTAGCTACTGCAGCGATTCCGAATCAATTAGCAAATATTTCTGCTTCTGGAAATATAACAAGTACAGTTCATCTTGATGATACGGAAATTTCAAGACTTCAAACATCTGCAAATCAGAAAGTGGTTGTAAATAACAATCAAGTAGTACCACAGGTAGCTATTCATGTTGAGAATAATGGAACTGATCCAATTGATACAGAAGCATTATTAGAAGAATTTGAAGATAAAATTATTGAATTAATTGATTCAGATTTAAATTAGGAGGGATATAGTGGCGATTCAATTTTATTTAGAAGTGGAAGGAAAGCGACATATCCTTCCAGTCAATCCAGGAGAAATTAAATTAACTACAGGATCAAATAATACTGTCACAGAAGTTGTTAAATTAGGAGATATAAATAGTTTTGGAGGGCGTTCATTAGTTGAAACGTCTTTTAAATCTATTTTCCCTAAAAATACAAAAGCAAGTTATATTAATCCAAATTCAAAAAAACAGACACCTCAAAATTGGGTGAAAGTATTTGAAGATGCAAAGAATAAAAATCAGCGTGTTCGATTGATTGTTACGGATTGTGGAATTAATATTTTAACGGCTATTGAAAAGTTTGAGTGGGGTTATCTCGATGCCAGCGAAGATATTGAATATTCAATTGAATTGAAAGAGTATCGGAATCATGCGGCTAAATATGTTAAAACAGTTAAAAAGAAGGTTTCTCCTACGCCAAGACCAAAGCCACCTAATAATAAACCAATTACACCTGGCTGTGAAGTTATTGTTAATGGTCAATTGCACAGAGATTCGTGGGGGGCAGGTCCTGGTGTAATCGAACAAAACGCAAGAAGAATTGTAAACTTCATTAATCCCGGAAAACAATGCCCCTATCACGTTACACTTCTTGACGGTGGTTGGCGTGGTTGGGTTACACCAGGAAGTGTGAGACGGGTATGAAAATACAAATTCTTGAAACATCTATGCAAAACAGAGAACAATATGATATTTCAGAAATTTGTACTCCTCCAGTATGGAATACATCTATTGAATCACAACCTGGAAGTTTACAATTTGAAATGTTAGATGATTCTAAAGTTTTCTTACGAAATGGTGATATTATTGAAATGAAAATTGATGGAAAACTTTATTTTAAAGGTAAAGTGTTCAGTCGTACAAAAAGCAAAAATCGCCAATGGAAAATAACGGCTTATGATTCAACTAGATATTTAAAAAATGAAGATACATTAGTATTTAATGCATCTTCTGCATCTAGCAGATTTAGAACAATATGTCAAACACAGGGAATACCGCATAAGATTTTAGATAATGTTAACTACAATTGTGCAGCAGTAGTTGAAGATAAACATACGTATTACTCAATGTTAGAAGATGCTCTTGAAGAAACACGAAAGAATTATAAAGTTCGTTATGGATTCTGGGATAATGCTGGAACACTTGAATTTTTTAATTTTAATCGTATGATAACTAAATTGGTTATAGGGGACAACTCTTTAATGACTGATTATGATTATGAAGCTTCAATAGATGATGCGGCTAATTCCGTTAAAGTAATGAGAGAAGATAAAGAAAAAGGAAAACGAGAAATATTTGTCGCACAAAACGCTGCAAATATCGAAACGTGGGGGAAATTACAAATAGTTGAAACAGTTAGTGATGCAGATTTAAATAGTTCCCAATTGCAACAACAAGCCAATGTATTATTAGGAGAAAAAAATAAAGAAACTAGAACTATTTCAATCGATGCCTTGGGAAATCTTGGCATTCGAGCTGGTAATAGTTTTATTTTGCGAATATCAGACTTGAACCGTGATAATTTAGGTAAGGATAATTTAGCGCTTGTTAAAACCTGCAAACATAATTTTAAAGATGGCCATAGTATGAATTTAAAAGTAGAGGTGGTGGCATAATGGCTGGAGAACGTTTAGCAAATCAAATAAAAAAATCTAGAGTAAAAGATAGTGAATTATCTGATTTAGTTTATGGCCAAGTTGTAAACATTGCACCTCTAAAAATCCAAGTGGAAAATCGTTTTGAAATTAGTACTCCATTTATTGAATTATCACAAATGGTTAAAAATTTAACAGTGACATTTTCAGTGGATGGAAAGCAAGGAACAGCCAATATTTTTCGAGATTTGGTTGTAGGTGATAAAGTTCGTATGCTTAGAGCTCAAAAATCTCAAAAGTACTATGTTTTAGAGAGGGTGTAATATATGGATGAAGAAATTTTTAATGAAGAAGTAATCCTTACACCTTCAAAAACATATAAAGTTACGAATGGAAGAATTACTGGTTTTATAGATAATTTAGGTGCAATGAGTCAATTTGTAGATAAAACATTATCCACGCCAAGATTCACACATTTGATTTATACCGATAGTTACGGAACAGAATTAGAAGACCTTATCGGCGAAAATATGGACCTAGCAAAAGCTGAACTCGAAAGAATTATTACAGAGGCACTTATTATTGATGAACGTGTTTCATCTATTAATAATTTTGAAATAGTTGAGGTTAACAGGAGTTCATTATTAGTAAAATTTGTCGTAACTACTGTTTTTGGTAATGTTCCTGTAGAAAAAGAGGTGACAATATGATTTCTTATAATTTAGAGGAAGTTGGCAGTTACTTAGAAAAATATGATTATGAATACTTTTTAAATGCTGCCTTAGAAAAAGTCCCTGAAGGAATCGATACTAGAGAAGGATCGATTATTTATGATGCAATAGCACCACTTTGTTATCAACTAGCCAGTTCAACACTTCAATTAAAAAATGTGTTACTGGAAACATTTACACAAACAGCAACCGGCAGATATTTAGATTTACGTGCAGAAGAACATGGTATTAAGAGAATTGGAGCAACTGCTGCTATTGCAAAAGCTAAATTTACTTCTGAGCAAGGGGAAACATTAAGATTGTTTGAAGGTAATCGATTTACGACAACAGGAGATAATCCAATTTATTTTTCAATTCTAAAAGATTTGGGAAACGGCTATTACTCAATGATTGCAGAAACAAAGGGTGCTAGAGGGAACGAATATATTGGACCAATTTTACCAATTGATCACTATAATTCCTTAGCATCTGCTGAAATAGTGGAAATTATCATTCCAGCAAGAGATGAAGAGTCTGATGATAGTTTAAGAGACAGAATTCTAAAAACATACCAAATCAATGATTTTGGTGGAAATATTGAAGATTATATCAATTTTACAACAAAAATTGATGGTGTAGGTGCTGTACAGATCTATCCAATATGGCAAGGAGGCGGAACAGTTCGTGTTGTAATTTTAAATAATTCATTTGAAATACCATCTAAAACATTAGTTGATAAAGTGCAAGAATTGATTTCACCAGTAGATACTCAAGAAGGATATGGTATTGCACCAATTGGGCATAAAGTTACAGTGGCTCCGCCGACTAAAAAAATAATTGATATTAGTTTACATGCTGATGTGATTCCAGGCACTTCCTTAGAAAATTTAAAGTCAGGAATAAATTCAAAAATAAATGAACATTTTTATGAATTACGTAGGCAATGGTCTGCTCATGACAATAGATATAAATACTCTCAAACAATTTATAGAAGTCAACTAATAGCGAAAATTATGCAGATTGAAGGAATTGCAAATATTAGTGAGGTAAAACTGAATAATTTAGACTCTGATATATCACTTCAATTGGATAATCAAAAACAAGAAATTGCATTTTCTGGGTCGGTGATATATACATGATCGATGAATTAAAAAGCTTATTGCCAGAATGGTACCACAATGTTTTAGAAATGAATGTATTGATAGGCATAGAACAACATCTTGCTGAAGAATTTTTAAATCAGCTTGAAACACTACAATCGAATCAATACGTTTCTACTGCAGATAGCAGAACTATTAGTTTATATGAGCAAATGCTTAAAATAACACCTGAATCGACGGATACGTTAGAAACAAGGAGATTCAGGGTTTTAACCAGAATGACATCTCAAGTACCTTATACTGAACGATATTTACAAGAATTATTGAGTAGTTTTGGTGAACCAGTAAAATTAACAATGTTTTATAATGAATATCGCTTGCTAATAGAAATGAATTTTGAAAAAGCTGGTCAAATTTCAGAATTAGAATATATTTTTAGTAGCATTGTACCAGCAAATATTTTAGTAGACGCTAGAAATTCGCTAAAAGGTGAAATACCTCCGAGCGAAGTTTTTTTAGCGTCTATTGCTATACCAACAGAATTAGTTGTAATTTCACAAGATGTTAAAGATGATATAGCAATTGATTCAGCTCAAAGAACAGGTCATGCAATAACTAATTATCAAATTATAGAAATTAAGTGAGGAGGTAAAAGGATTGGAATTTAACAAATCAGTTGTTACAAACCAAGGTCGAGAATTAATGGCCAAATTATTATCAAAAAAAGCAACTACAGAATTTACACAAGTTGCCATCAGTTCTACTGAATATCAAGATAGCCAATTAGAAGAGTTGACAGTTTTAAGTAACATAAAACAAACGTCTAAAGCACAAGCATATAGCAACAATAAGACCACTGTTTCAGCTACAGCAGCTATCAACAATGAAGGTCTTACTGAGGGCTATTATATAAATACAGTTGGATTATATGCAACAGATCCTGACAAAGGAGAAATCTTGTATTCTGTTTCTACTGCGAAAGTGAATGGGTATATGCCACCCGATATTGGTGTGAGTAAATCAGGTTTTAGTTTCACTATTTACACAGAAGTAGGAAATGCAGAACAAGTTGACGTAACTGTTGATCCCTCGGGTTATGCTAATAAAAGTGATATTCAAATTTTGTCAGAGAGAATTACTAAAAATGAACATGACTCTGAAGAAAAATTCATTCCTAAACTATCCGCTGAAAAGGGCTTATTTGTTATAAAAAATTCTGAGATATTAGATTTAAATGATGCTAAAGAACCTGGCATATATTCGATTCCAGCTACGGGGGTGGAAAACAAGCCATTACCTAACTCTGGAAGTTTGTTCGTTAGTAAAGACCCAGGAGGAGTCAGACAACTATTTCAAACGGAAAGGACTATCGTTATTCGTCAATTTGGTGGGATTCCTTCGAAATGGACTGATTGGAAAGAAGTGGCATTTAAAACGAATGTTGTGAATTTAACTGAGCCTCAGCGTATAGGAGGAACTAAAGAATTCGCGGATATTCCGTTAGTAAATGGTACAGAAATAGCTTTGAAAGAAGACGTATTTTTTTATCAAAAGACTGGTCTTGATGAAGTTGAAACAGCCTATAAAGATTCATTTAAGGAAGAAACAAATATGTTTCTTATACGAAAAGGGAACAGAGTTGATGCCTATATACGGGTTAACGTACTAGATGTTACTAAACTAAAAACTGTTTTTGTTTCTATTTTTAAAATTCCAGATGGATTTAAAATTGATCTTAGCATGAGGGAAAGTTTTTGGAATGTTCCATTGACAGTAACTCAGTATACGTACCCGCAAGGCAATTATGGTGCATTATATGAGATGGACGCGAAAGGAATCCGATTCGGAAGTGATCGCCTTGGTAATCATTATTTACACGGAAGTTGGCATACCAATGATCCAAAACCAGATACAAAATTTAAGTACATGCTCTATGTAAATTTTTATAAATTAAGTGAGGGAAGGGACTTTGTTTCAGGTTCATACAAAGGAGAAATTCATTATGTAACTGTTGAAATTGATGGACAGTTAGGAGAAAAAGCAAAAGTATCTGATGGTTTTTATAAGTATACAGTAGGCTCTAAAATAAATAAGGCTTCACAAAATGCATGGGTGATTGGATATGACAAGTCAGGAACAGAAATAACTAGAAGCAAAATAAAAATATTATAGTGAGTGAGGAGAAAATAAATGAAAAAAATTTGGCGATTTGGACGTACTGGCGGACAAGAATTAGAAGTATCAAAAGATTTTCCCGTTCAGTTTCCATTTACAGAAATTCCACCTTTAGAAACTGTTGACTTAAGCCAACAGTTTTTTATCCCTAGCGAAGGACGTTGGAAAGAAATTATGAATCAATTGGATAGAGAAAATCTAGACAATCTTAGTGTTCTTTATTCAAATTTAGAAAAAGAAAATGAAGCTATTAAAGTTAAATCAAATGAGTTAGGGCAACTAAATGGAAAATTAATGCTATCAGCAATGAATCTGCAGAGAGATAACACAGAGTTAAAAGAAAAATCTGATAGCTTGGCTAAATTAAATTCAAAATCTATGCTTATGATTGCTGCCCATGATAAAGAAATCAAGGAAATTAATGAAAAATTGGAAGGAGGTGCTGAATAATGTTATTTACTTTTGATGACATCAAAATGATGTTTGATTGGGGTTGTTTCACTCCTGAACAAGTGATGGAATTTGTGCCGCTATGTATTACAGAAGATGAAATGAAAGAAATTGTTGGAAAGTAGGGAGTATGTTGGAAGAGTTTGTCAAAGGATTATTAACAAATCCAGAGCAAATTTCGTTTGCAGTGTTATTCGTAGGTTTGCTTTTTTGGGTTATGAAACAAAATAATGATCGTGAGCAAAATTATCAAAAAACAATTGATAAATTAGCCGACTCATTAAAAGATGTTGAATCAATTAAGACTACCGTTGAAAAAATCAACGAGAAACTAAACTAAGGTATAGCTGATGCTATGCCTTTTTATTTAGGAGGAAAACATGAAAAAGAAAATTTTAGTAGGAGCGCTTGTCGCTCTATTTTTTATGCCCGCAATCAATGTAGATGCTTACCAAGTAGAAACACGCGGAAATATTAACGCAGGTTGGCCAATGACTATTAACCGATACATCATTGCGCACGATACTGCAAATATGGACGCTGGTGTAGAAAACGAAGCCAATAACATGCTTAACAACTGGCAACGACAAGAAGCGTTTACGCAATATGTTGTAGGTGGAGGGGGCCGTGTACTTCAGGTAGCGGAAAACGGTCGTATAGCTTGGGGCGCAGGAGATGCAAACCCTTATGCTCATGCACAAGTCGAATTAGCCAATACTTCAAATAAAGCTATGTTTAAGAAAGACTATGCAGCTTACGTTAACTTATTACGTGATTTAGCACGTCAAATTAATGTGACGTTTGATTTAGACGATCCGACAGGTTACGGCATAAAAACTCATTTGTGGGTGACAAACAATTTAGGTGGAAATCACACAGATCCATACGGCTATTTGGCATCTTGGGGGATTAGTAAGGCACAGTTTGCACAAGATTTACAAACTGGATTGCCAGAAGATGGCTCGGATGTTATTGTAAATCCAGGAAAGCCTAATAAACCAAAATATAAAGTAGGACAAAATATCCGATTCACAACTATATACAAAAATCCAGATGCGCCAATATCACAGCATATCAATGCAGATACACTGTGGACGCAAGTTGGAACAATCACACAGAAGTTAGACGGTCGTAAAAATCTATATCGTGTTGAAAATAGCGGTAAATTACTAGGTTATGCGAACGATGGTGATATTGCGGAGCTTTGGAAAAACAGTAAACCAGCACTAGCTAAAACATTCACTATTGGTGTAAATGAAGGGATTGTGTTACGTACTGGATCACCTAGTTTGTATTCGCCAGTTTACGGTGTATGGCCAAAAGCTTCTCAATTCCGATATGATTCTGTGCACGTGGCAGACGGTCATGTTTGGCTAGGTGGTTCTGATTCAAACGGAACTAGAATTTACATTCCTGTTGGTCCAAATGACGGTAACCCAAACAATACTTGGGGTACTGGATATTAAAGTATAAAGGTAAAGCTGTCTAATCCTCTGTTAATTTATAGAGGGTTAGACAGCTTTTTTAATTTATGGAATTACTAATGTCATCTGTAAATTGTTTTAAATTATCTCTGTATGAGATAAGGAAACTTATTAAATCGTTTTTTCCTATCAATTTCTTATGACCATATTTTTCGTATTGATTTTTTTGTTCTTCGAAAGATTTATTGTATTGATTTTTTTGTTCTTCAAAAGCTTCTGGACTATACAAAATAGTATCTTTAATGGAATTTTCGTAATTAGATAAATAGTTATCTATTATAGCCTTATACATTGTCAGATAGTCATCATAAGTTTGTATTGATTTTATTGTTTCATCTGATACATCTTTGGGTTGAAAAACAGGTGTTGTAATTTGTTCAGTAGTTTCTGTTTTTTTATTTTCTACTTCTATTTTTTCAGAAGAATTATCTTGTTTATTATTTGTGACTGAATTTATTTCTTTTTTTTCAGTCCCATCAAAGTCATGATCACTATAACCTACAATTATAGTTGCGCCTTTTTTAGCATAGAAACCATAGTCAGCACCTACTTTATCCCTTCCTAGGTATTCTACAGCTCCTTGTTCACTAGATAATTGGTCACACTCTCCAGCTTTTAAAAACCGTTTGTTTATTGTAGCTTTATTATCAAAGTTTGATACAATAAAATTTGGAGTTAAACCAACTGAATTAAACTCAGCTTTTACTTGCTCTTTAGTTTTGAAGTAAGGATCTGGTATTTTTACTTTTCCTTCTAATTCTGTTTTTTTGTTAGAAGAACTAACCTCGGTATTTTTTTTAGCAATTTTTGCCTTGTTGTTTGGTTCTGAACATCCACTTATTAATAAACTACATAGACTAATAACGCCTATAAAATAAAACAACTTTTTCAAAAATATTCCCTCCAATTAAACTTATATTACTGATTTTATCATTAGTTATAGTAAAGTTAAAGAAATAATAGCACTGCCCAGACTTTGTTAGTTGTGGAAAAGTTGTGATATTTTATTTTGTTACGTTAAAAATCCTTTATTTTCAAGAGATTCAAAGTTTCGCTATTTATCGTTTAGCGAAGTAAAGTAAAAAAGCTGTTTTCGATTTTCGAAAACAGCTTTTTTTTGCAATTTTTGCCTTTTAAAAACCCAAAATCAGAACCGTCAATTTACTGAAAATTTCTTGCAAATCAAAGGATCCCACGATACGATAAATAGGAGAAAAGGCAATGAGTGAAACACTTATTGTTAACTATTTAATCAAAGGACGTGTGAAGATGAACGTAGAAGAATTAGTTCAAAAAGCAAAAGATTTAATTGGAGAAGGCAACGTGGAACATGCGCAACAATTCATTGAAGAACATAAAGATGAATTAGGCGAACACTATCATAAAATTACAGCGATGTTAGCTGATACAACGACCGATGGTTTGTTTGATAAAATTAAAGGATTGTTTCAATAG